CCTATAGAGGAAGAGGAACAAATGGCAGGAAATATTATTATTCCTGACATGGGTAAAGAAAGACCTGAAATGGGCGAAATTGTAGCAATTTCTAATGTTTATAATTTTAATAAAGGTGAATATGCGCCTACAACTTTACAAGTTGGAATGAAAGTTTTAATTCCAAAAATGGGTGCACAAGCAATAACCATTGAAGGAGAAGAATATTATATAACAGCACAAAATTCAGTGCTATCAATCGTAGAATAATGACAGAAACAAGTTTCGGTACAGATTTAAAAAATAAGCTTTTAGAGGGAGTTCAAAGGCTAAATAATAGCGTAGCGTCAACATTAGGACCTGCAGGTAGAACAGTATTAATTAAAGAAGATACTGGTGAAATCAAAGTAACTAAAGATGGAGTTACTGTAGCTAAAGCATTTAAAGAATTAGAGGATCAAACTGAATCTATAGGTGCAGAATTAGCTAAAAAAGTTTCAACTAAATGTGCTAATGAAGTAGGAGATGGTACTACAACTTCAACAGTATTAGCTACTGCAATTTTAGAAGAGGGAATCAGACAAATTAATGATGGTTCTAATCCTGTTAATATTAAAAAGGGTATAGATGAAGCTGTAACAATAGTTACAGAGAGGTTAAAAGAAATGTCTACTGAAATTACTGAAGATACCCAAATTAAAGAAGTAGCAACTATATCTGGTAATAATGATGTTGAAATAGGTAATTTAATTTCCACTGCTTTAGATAAAGTAGGTAGGGATGGGATTGTTACTATTGAAGAATCTAAAACGGGTGAAACCTCTCTTGAAGTAGTTGAAGGAATGCAATTTGAAAGAGGTTTTAAATCACCTTATTTTGTCACAGATAATAATACAATGCAAGCTGTATTAGATGATCCTTATGTATTAATTTTTGATGGAAGAATTACACAAGCATCAGAATTAATTAATGTACTGAATAAAGCAAGTGGTGAATCTAAACCTATTTTGATTGTAGCCGAAGATATTGATGGTGAAGCATTAGCAACATTAATTGTTAATAAAATGAGAGGTACTGTTAAAGCAGTAGCTGTTAAAGCACCAGAATTTGGAGATAGAAGAACTATGGCTTTAGAAGATTTAGCTACAGTTACAGGTGGACAAGTTTTATCTAAAAATAAAGGACATAAACTTGATAAAATGTCTCCTGTTCAATTTAATGAATTATTAGGTACAGCTAGAAAAGTAACAGTGGAAAAAGAAACTACTACTATTATAGATGGTAAAGGTGGAGAAGAAGCTATTACTTCTAGAGCTGAAGAAATTAAAACACAACTTGATAATGCTAATTCTGCATTTGAAAAAGAAAAACTACAAGAAAGATTAGGTAAGCTAATTGGTGGTGTAGCAATTATTAATGTTGGTGGTAATTCAGAAATTGAAATTAGAGAGAAAAAAGATAGAGTAGAGGACGCATTATTTGCTACTAAAGCTGCTTTAGATGAAGGTATTATAATTGGTGGTGGTACTGCTTTATTATATGCTGCAAATATTATTAATACAATCTCTGAAAATAAAGATATAGCTATTGGTAGAAGAATTGTTAAATCAGCTATACAAGAACCATTCTTAAAGATTTTAAATAATGCGGGCCATGAAGTAAATGATGTTAGATTTGCTTCTTATGGTTTAAGTAGTGCTGATCCTAATTTTTGGTTAGGGTTGGATTATAAAACCTTGGAAATGGTTAACTTTAAAGAATTAGGAATTATTGATCCTAAAAAAGTAACTAGAATAGCATTAGAAAATGCTGCTTCAATAGCGGGTACTATTCTTACTACCGAATCTGTTGTTTACGAAAAAAGAACAGATAAAGAAGAAGAACCAAATCCAATGGCTGGGATGATGTAATTATTTTTTGTATATTAATTATATGCTTAAAGAACATACTTTATTTACTGAAAGATTTAGACCAACTGATCCTAAAGATTATATTGGTAATGATATTTTTAAGGCTAGTTTGAACCAATGGATTGAACAGCAAGATATTCCACATATCTTGTTGTACGGTCCTGCAGGTACAGGTAAAACCACTGCCGCTAAACTTATTGTAACTAATTTAGATTGTGATTCAATTTACATAAATTGTTCAGATGAAAATGGTATAGATACAATTAGAGAAAAAGTTAAATCATTTGCTTCTGCCGCTACATTCCGTGAATTAAAAGTGGTTATAATGGATGAAGCAGATTTCTTAACGATCAACGCACAAGCTGCTCTACGTAATGTTATAGAAACTTATTCTAAAACAACTAGATTTATATTTACTTGTAATTATATAGAGCGTGTAATTGATCCAATACAGTCCAGAACATCAGTATTTGAAATATTACCTCCCTCTAAATCAGAAGTAGCTAAACGTTGTGCTACTATTTTGGATGCTGAAGGATGTAATCGTGCAACTGATGATATAGTAGAAATTGTAAATAAGACTTACCCTGATATTCGTAAAACCTTAAATTTATTACAATCATGTATAGTTTATGATGTTGCAGGAACATTTTTACAATTAAATAAAGATATTGTTAATCAAAAACAATATACAGATCAAATTATTGATTTAATCAAATCAAAAGATGCTAAGGCATTTAACCAAATTAGACAAATTGTAGCCGATTCAAATATAAGAGACTACAGTGAATTATATAGAGCCTTATTCGAAAACCTAGATTCATTCCACAACCCAGTGTTAGGTACAATTATTATTGCCGAATCACAATATCAGTCTGTTATGGCTCCTGATAAAGAAATTACTTTCATGGGATGTATCGCAAATTTATTAAAAAATGGATAGTACACAACAACCACAGATGAATCTAGATTTATCTAAAACAACTCCTATGGCAACACCTTCAGGTGGTAAAATATGGCATACGGGGATGGTACTTAGAAAAGTATCAAAATTTATAGCTGGAACACCAGAAGACGCTATTGTACCAATTACGGTATTTTATGATCCTGAAACTAATGAAATATTAGGGGATACTTTACCTCAAGAGTTAAGAGAAGAGTATGCAGGCACAAAATATAGAAAGATGCAAGATTAATGACAATATTTGATTGGTTAAATGAAATAAGTTATAATAAAAGATCATGGTCTTCGTTTAATAGTGAGGATCGTGAATCTTTTAATCCTTATATGATCAATCGATTTATATCAATGAAAGAAACTTACATTGATTTTGTTAATACAATTCAAAAATATTCTATTGATAAAGAAATACTTTATAATTTTTATTGTGAAATAGTACCAAAAAGAAAAACATTTTTTAGATACATTAAACCTAAAAAAAGTAAATTTAATTCTGAATTAATTACTATTTTATCTAAACATTTTAAAGTTAGTAAAAGAGAAATAAGAGATAGTTATCATCTAATAGCAAAAGATTATTCACAAAATATACTTCAAAATATAGGTATAGATGACAAACAAATTAAAAAATTATTAAAATGAAACAAGAACTTTACGAAATGCTAAAAGCGGAAGCTATAGCAGATAAAAATAAAGCTTTACTTAGCTTAAATCTACTTACTAATCACCCAGCTGGAATAGGAGATCATTCTACAAAGGATTATTGGGAAAATGCAACTGAATCACTTAAATTATTGGCTTCAGCTGAGGAAAGATTAGAAACATTAGAAAAATATTTTGATACAAAGGAAGTATTATAATGCAAGTATCATACAATGATTTTATTGGTGTTTATGAAAATGTTTTTCCAAAAAAATATTGTGACTATATAATCCAAACTTTTAGGGATAATTACGATAAGACACTCGAAAGACCTTGGCAAAAAGCCGCTAATTCATTTCAGGATACTAACATAGGACTTTTACCTTTTTTAAATCAAAAATCTAAGGATGTTTTTTATGACCGCATGGATTATTTAGTTACCCATTATATGAATAAGTATAGACAACTAATTAATGAAATTCGTGGTGGTTATGAAGTCTCAGATTTTAAAGTCCAACAAACGAGACCTTCGGAAGGATATCACGTATGGCATTCTGAATTTGATCCTACTCCTAAATATAGTAATAGGTGGGGGGTATGGACTCTATATTTAAATGATATAGAAGAGGGAGGTGAAACCGAATTTTTATATCAAGGTATTCGAGTAAAACCTAAAACAGGAACAGTATGTTTATTTCCTTCTTATTATACTCATAGTCATAGGGGTAATCCTCCATTAAAAAATACAAAATATATTGCTACAGGATGGTTATTATATGGCCATGGATATGTAAAAGCTCTTTCTGAAGCAAATGAAAGAGATGAAAAAGTACCAAAAAAATTACCAAATATAAATTAATAAAATATGTCAGCTAAAGAAGTTTTAAAAAAAGAATATCCATTAATTTACGAAACTTATGTAGAAGTAATGGATGAACAATTTGAATTATTTGCCAAAAAACATCTTGATTATGGGATGGGCAATGTATCAGCAGGTACACAATTAGTAAATGAAGAAGAGAAAGAATTTGCTATGACTGGTTTATGGTATAGATTATCTGATAAAATTAATAGATGGAAAAATATAATATTAACAGGTAGAAAAACACAAAATGAAACCCTTATTGATACATTCCAAGATATAACCAACTATGGTATTATATGCCAAATGGTTTCTAAGGATAAATGGAAATAAATTACGCTACAGATAAAGTTGTATCATTTTCACAATATTCTACTTATAAATCTTGCCCACATAAATGGTATTTAGAATATGTAAAAGGCTATAGGGATACAAAACCTAACATGTATTTTGTGTTTGGAACAGCTATACATGAAGCATTACAACATTATCTTCAAACTATGTTTGATACATCAGCAAAAAAAGCTGATGATTTTAATTTAAATTTATTCTTCAAAGAAAAAATGATTGAAGAATATACTAAATATAAGAAAAAACATGGTCATTTTGCTACACCAGAATTATTAAATGAATTTTATTCAGATGGTGTAGGGATATTAGATTGGTTTAAAAAACATAAACGTGGTAGAAGAAATTATTTTTCACCTCGTAAACATGAATTAAAAGGTATTGAAGTACCTTTAATAACTAACCCAATTAAAGAAAGACCAAATATTAAGTATATGGGTTATATAGATTTAGTAATCTATAATAAAAAACTAGAAGAATATACTATATTTGACATTAAAACATCTACTAAAGGATGGAGTAAATGGGAAAAAGGAGACAAAACAAAACATAATCAACTTTACCTATATAAACAATATTATTCTGAATTATTTAAAGTACCTTTAAGTAAAATAAATGTAGAGTTTTATATTGTTAAACGTAAAG